TATGGAGGAGAACAACCTGAAATTTATTTAACAAAACCCGAGATAGATTATTTTACCCCATTTTACCAATTAGATAAGCCTATCTTAGCCCTACAAACTAATGGAGGTCCAGCAGAACAAGGATTTCAATATTCATGGACAAGAGATTTACCTGAACCTACAATATTAGAATTAATCAATTATTATAAAAATGATTATACAATAGTACATATAAAAAGACAGGATCAGAAAATTTATCCCGACACTATGCAAGCACTAGATGGTTTTAGAAGTATAGCTATTTTATTAAAACTATCTACTAAACGTTTATTAATAGATTCTTTTGCTCAACATTTAGCAGCAGCAGTAAATATAAAATCTACAGTTTGTTGGGTTACAACTAAACCTGAAGTATTTGGTTATAAAATGCATGATAATATTGTAGCAAATCCTTTTACAAAAACACCCCAAGATCAACAATCAATATACCAACCATTCGGCCTAGCGCAAGATGTTTCGTCTATTGCCTATAATGATCTAGGGGAAATATTTAATATAAATAAAATCATAGAATCAGTAAACAAACAATAATTTTTAAAGTAAAAATATATATTTATAAACATCAAACAATAAAAACATGAGTGAAGTCATTAAGTTATCAGAAGAAACATTAAGTCAATTAAAAAGTTATCAACAATCAAGTAATGAACTAGTTTTTGCCCTAGGTCAAGTTGATTTTCAAAAAGCTATAATAGAAGGACAAAGAAGTGAAGTTCTTACTCAATTAGCAGATTTACAAGAGGAACAAGATAAAGTAGGCAAAAAATTACAAAAAGAATATGGTGAAGGTAATATTAACCTAGAAACAGGAGAATTTACTAAATCAAAATAGTTTTTTACTAAGGGTTGTCATATTTATAACAAAATAAATTTTTAAAATAAAATATAAAGATGGCAGAGACTATATTATCTCCAGGTGTATTAGCAAGAGAAAATGATCAATCGTTTATAACGGGTCAACCTCAACAAAGAGGAGCGGCTATTATAGGACCTACAACAAGAGGACCAGTAGAAGTACCAACAATAGTTAGTTCATACAGTGACTATTTATCTATTTTTGGTGGAGAATTAGAAAGTGGATCAAGAATTTATTCTTACTTAACTTCAATTTCAGCAAATAATTATTTCCAAAACGGAGGAACTACTTTAACCGTAACTCGTGTTACTAGTGGTTCTTTTAGTGAAGCAACTGCTTCAAGTGCTCAAAGTATAGGAGGTGATCCTTTTGCAGCTGCTGCAGTACTTACTTCTTTTGGGTCGGGTATTGAGAGTGGTAGTAACGCAACTCATGCTAATGTTCCACTTACATCTTCAGATGGTGTCGGAACGGGTGCTACAGCAACAGTAGTATTATCTGGTAATCCAGGTGGTACAATTGATTCTATCACTATAAGTAGTAGCGCAGGTGCAGGATATGCTCCGGGAGATGTTTATACAATATTTTCAGGTTCAATGGGTGCAACTTCAGGTTCTGATTTAACTATTACTTTACCAAGTGATCCTAATAATGCTATTTTTAATGTCACTAGTTCATTTGAAATTGAAACTATTTCTGAAGGTGGTATTATGAATAATTTTATTGCCGGAGAAATAGGAAATGGTGCTTTAAGATCCGGTTCTAAAGATAATCTAAGATGGGAAGTATCTAGTGTAAATACTAGTTCAGGCCAATTTAGTTTACTAGTACGTAGAGGTGATGATAAAAATAATGAAAAAGTAGTACTAGAATCATATAATAACTTATCTTTAGACCCATTCTCATCTAATTATTTACCAAAAGTTATTGGTGATATTAATTATAATTTAGTTCAAGATGGTACTGACTTTTATATACAATCAACTGGTTCATTCCCTAATATTTCAAAATATATAAGAGTAAAATCAGTAAATAAAAGAACTCCTAGATATTTTGATAATGCAGGTAATCCAAAAAATGAATTTACAGGATCTTTCCCATTAGTACAATCAGGTTCATTTGATGGAGCTGTTGGTTCTAATATACCAGTAGGTAGAGCTGCTAATTATTATAAAGATGTTAATTCTACTGATAGTCAAGGATTAATAGGCTCAGATTATAACAATGCAATCTCATTATTATCTAATGTAGATGAATATAAATATAATTTAATAACAGTACCAGGTTTATTACAATCACAACATTCTACTCAAATTACTAATGTAGTCCAAAATGCCCTTGGTAGAGGAGACAATATGGCTATAATTGATTTAGTAGATTATAATACTCAAATTAATGGAGTAATTTCAAGAGCAGCATCATTTGATAATAGTTATGCTGCAACATATTGGCCTTGGTTACAAGTAGTTGATCCTAATAGTGGAGAATTAGTTTTTGTTCCCGCTTCAACAATGGTTCCTGGAGTATATGCATTTACAGATGCTTCAAGCGACCCATGGTTTGCACCCGCAGGTATTACTAGAGGTGGAATGGGACAAGTTGTTAGAGCTGAAAGAAAATTAACAACATCAAATCGTGATGCTTTATATGAAGCTAATGTTAATCCTATTGCTACATTCCCACAACAAGGAGTTGTAGTATTTGGCCAGAAAACGTTACAGAAAAGAGCTAGTGCATTAGATAGAATAAATGTTAGAAGATTATTAATTTCTCTTAAATCATTTATTTCACAAATTGCTGATAATTTAGTATTTGAACAAAACAGTTTAGCTACTAGAAATAATTTCTTAACACAAGTTAACCCATATTTAGAAAGTGTTCAACAAAGACAAGGATTATTTGCTTTTAGAGTAGTAATGGATGAAACTAATAATACACCAGATGTAGTAGATAGAAATGAGTTAGTAGGACAAATATTCTTACAACCAACTAAAACTGCTGAATTTATAATATTAGATTTCAATGTATTACCAACTGGAGCTACTTTTCCATCATAAAAACTAAAAAGATAAATATTTATAATAGATAAAAACATAAATAAAAATGGCAATTATATCCCCAAACGAAATATTTTTTACACCTTTTGAACCAAAACAAAAGAATAGATTCCTAATGCTGATAGATGGTTTCCCAGCATTCATGGTAAAAGGTGTAGGAGCAGTAACATTAACCCAAGGAGTAGTACCTTTAAATCATATTAACGTACAACGTTATGTAAAAGGTAAATCTGTTTGGGGACAAATACAATTTACATTATTTGATCCTGTTACCCCTTCAGGTGCTCAAGCCATAATGGAATGGGTACGTTTACATCATGAATCAGTAACTGGTAGAGATGGTTATAGTGATTTCTATAAAAAAGATTTAACTATGAACGTACTAGGACCTGTTGGTGATGTAGTTTCGGAATGGATTATTAAGGGAGCTTTAATTACTGAAGCTAACTTTGGAGATTTTAATTGGGATACTGAAAATAGTGCCCAAGAATTATTATTGACAGTTCAACCAGATTATTGTGTATTGAACTTCTAAAAACTTTACCCCTCATACCTCAGAAAATTGCTTGGCTTTGCCAAGCTTTTTTTTTATATTAATATGTATTAACGATAAAAACGTTTTAATTAAATAAAGATTATGGCTGAATTTAAATTCCCAACAGAAGTAATAGAATTACCCTCTAAAGGATTAATATATCCTGAAGATAATCTCCTATCTAGTGGTAAAGTAGAAATTAAATATATGACTGCTAAAGAAGAGGATATTTTAACTAATCAAAATTATATTGCAAAAGGTACTGTTTTAGATAAATTACTAGAATCTATGGTAGTATCTAAAATAAAAATTAAAGATCTAATAGTAGGAGATAAAAATGCTCTACTAGTAGCTGCCCGTGTTTTGGGATATGGTAAAAACTATAGTTTTAATTATAAAGGAAAACAACAAAATATTGATTTATCAAAAATAGATAATAAAATTTTTGATGAATCCCTATATAAAAAGGGAATAAATGAATTTTCTTTTACCTTACCTAATAGTGAAAATAATATTACTTATAAAATATTAGATGGTCATGATGAAGATAAAGTTTCTAATGAAATTGAAGGCTTAAAAAAGATTAATCCTGATGCTTCCCCAGAATTATCAACCCGCTTAAAATATATGATTCAATCCGTTGATGGAGAAACAGAAAGAAAATCTATAAGAGATTTTGTAGATAACTATTTTTTAGCTATTGACTCTAGAGCATTTAGAGATCATATTAAAAAAACTCAACCAGATGTAGATTTATCTTATACTTTAGATAGCGGAGAGGAGGTAGATATCCCTATAGGGATAGGGTTTTTTTGGCCTGACGCTTGAAACAGCACCTCAAACTAGGAGAAATTTATATAAAACTATACATGAAATAGTATTTCATGGGAATGGAGGATATTCATGGGTTGATGTTTATGATTTACCTATCTTTTTAAGAAATTTTGTATTTAAAGAAATAAAAGATTACTATGACGAGGTTAATAAACCCAAGAATGACCCTAATAAAACTACGCTAATAAACGCAGATGGTAAAGTAAATGCACCCGCATTTAGTAACGTTTCTAAAGAATATAAAGGAAAGAGCAACTATAAATAGTTGCTTTTTTTAATATTTATAACATATAATTTTATATGGCTACATCCGACGAAATAAGAAAATTAAATAAAGAAATTGCTGATTTACGGAATCAATTAGGTAAAACTTCAACTAAAGCTTTTTTAACTAATGAAATTGAAGATGCTAGAGTAGCATTAAGAGGTTTAAAATCTGAGCTTGTTGCTATAAATAGTGATTTAAGTTTCATTTCTGATTCATTTAAAAATAGTGTATCAGAACTTACTAAACAAAATTATTTTTTAAATTTATCAAAATCTTCGTTAAAAGGTATTGTAGGAGTAGCTGATAAATTTTTGGATGTCCAAAGAGGAAATAGTGAACTTAGTGCTAAAGAGATCCAAAATCTTCAAAATAGAGGAGATCAATTATTTAGAAATCTTGGTTTTGTCCAACAATTTGGGGATTTACAGGGAGAAAATTTAGGTGTTTTAAATAATACAATTGATGCTCAAAAAGTATTCAATAAAGGACTACAGGACGCAATAAAATTTCAGAATAAAATTAATGAAAATTCTGGTGTAAAAATATTTAGTGGTCTTAGTGATGTAGCTAAAGCAGTTCCGGGTTTAAGCAAAATAGCACCTGGATTTCAAGCAGCTGCTAATGCAGCTAAACAACAAGCTAGAGATAATGAAATTAATGTCCAATTAGAAAATGATAAATACCAAGCTCAATTAGGTACTTTTAATCTAGAAAAAAAATCATTACAATCTCTTTCAAAAGCTGATGGACTAACCCGTAGTAAAATAAAATCTTTAGGTTTAGAAAGTAAATTTTTAGATAAAAATGGAAAAATATTAGCAGGTACTGCGGCTACTAGAAGAGCTAATAATTTATTAGCAAAACAAATTCCCCCAACATTAGGTAAAGCAGCAAGAGGTTCTAGTGTATTTTTAGCTGGGTTAAAAGCTTTACGTCCTATTTTAAAACAGCTTTTAGGTCCCTTAAATATAGCTATTGCTTTAATTCAAGCAAATAAACAAGTAGTAGAATTACAAAAATCTTTATCACTTAATGTGATGGAGGCAACAGAATTAAGAAATAGATTTTCAAATATAGCTCTCTCTACAGGTGATATTAATATTACATCTGCTAAATTATTAAAAACTTTTAGTGCGCTAAACAAACAATTTGGTTTTATAACTAATTTTTCTGACCAAACTTTAGTTACTGCTACTAAATTAACAGAAGTAGTAGGAATAAGTGCTGAAGCAGCAGGAATGTTAGCTGCAAATGCTGAAATTAATGGTGAAAATTTTGAAAGTAGTTACAAAACTATTTTAGGTACTAGTTATGAACTTCAAAGACAAAATGGAATACAGTTTGATAATAGACAAATATTAGAAGATGTAGCTAAAGTTTCTAATGCTATTAGAGTATCTTTTGCGGGTAGTAATGAAGAAATAGCAGCAGCAGTAACCCAAGCTAAAATATTAGGTACTTCTTTAAGTGTAGTAGATGGTATAGCAAGTTCTTTAGTAGATTTTGAATCTTCTATCACAGCAGAATTAGGAGCCCAAGTAGTAACTGGAAGGCAATTAGAATTTAGTAGAGCAAGAATGTTAGCCAATGAAAATAGGTTAGGAGAATTAGCCGAAGAATTAACTAAACAATTAGGTAGTTTTACTGAATTTAGTAAAATGGGTCGTATTGAACAAGAAATGCTAGCAGCAGCTTTTGGTTTATCAAGAGATGCAGCTTCAGATTTATTAGCCCAACAAGAAATCCAAAATAAATCCGCGGAAGAATTAAGAGCTTTAGGTAAAGAAGATTTAGCACAAAGATTAGAAGCACAAACCGCAGCTGATAAATTTAATAAAACTTTAGAAAAACTACAAGATTTATTAGTAGATGCTGTTGCGGCATTTACTCCTTTATTAGATGTGTTAGGGTTTGTTTTTGATATAATAGGAAAAATTACTGAACTATTAAGCCCTATAATGGGAACAATATCAGGAATAGCAACAGGGGCACTTATAGGTGGGGTACCTGGTGCAGTAATAGGTGGTGTATTAGGAGCGGCATCTGATGTAAGTAGAGGACTTAGTGGGGAAAGTATAAATAATTCTTCAACGATGGAAAACATATATTCTCCTTCAGCCAGTAAAGATTCAATGTTAGCATCAGCTCTTGGCATGTCAAATGATACGGTATCAAAAGAATTAAAAACAACTAATGTTCTATTAGGTCAATTAGTAAATACAAAAGGTACCATTAAAATAGATAGTACTAATATTGGAACTGGAATTTCTTTAAATTCTCGTCAAATACAATAAAAAATTAATATTTATAACAAAATAATAACTTAAAACTTTAAATTATGTCACTTATTAATATGATGCAAAATCAGGGAACCCAATTAGATGGTTCATTAGATGGTCAATTACCAACAGCTCCTTTAAGAGACGGTAGTACTCCACCAATTAACAATACCTTTTCAAAGGGTCAATATTTATTTAATATCCCTAATGGGGTAAACTTAGATAACGCTACTGATAATACTAACGGAAATTAATAGGGTTTTATTATAATGGCTCTTCTAACGTTAACAACTAATCTTAAATCCTTAAGGTATGGTAGAGATAGAAAAGATGGGGGCGATAGTGGTCAACCCTACATTCAAACTCCTATACCCGGAGAAGTTCTTGATGAAGCAGATGCATTAGGACCAGATTTTTTATTAAGGGGAGGAATACTTACACCCTCAAGAAGTATACAAGATGTATCTAGATTAACTAAAATGTTTGCTGATACAAAATCACCAGCAGGTATTCTTTTTACAGCTAAACAAAATTTACTTTCTAGAATAGGAGTAGAAACAGTACCCAGATTTATTTTTAATGAAGGTGCTTATTTACCTACTTCAACCTTACTCCAAGCAGCAGGTAATGCTTTTGGGGTTCACTTAAATAAACAAGGTATAGACCCAACAGGGATATTTAATTTTTTAGATCCTTTAGGTCTTCCTATGTATGAACGTTATACTAGAAGAAACAGAAACCCAGGATTAAACCCTAAAAGAGAAAGAAGTAAAATAAAAGATTTACTTAATGACAAACTAGATAGTAATGATACTACTTTATTTTCTTATGGAGGAGGGCCTAATTCTATTTTAGGAATAGGAAGAACACGAATTAAACGAGTAGAAAATACTTCTTTAGCCTCGGGTGGATCAAAAACATATAAATCTTATCCCCAATTTCAAAAATATAATTATGTTACTTGGGATTATTCTTTAATTGCAAATCAACATACTTCTCTTAATACGGATAGCATAATAAAGCAGGATTTTAGAAAATATTTAAGTCCCCCGAATGCAAATAATTCAAATATTCCCAGTGTAATAGTAAATTATACTGATAAAAATATAGAAAAAAGAGTTAATTTAGGAGACCCAGGTAAAAGAGGTAATAAAAGTAATTATACTAAGGGAAAAAATGGAAGTAATATGCCATTAGACAAAATTAATGCCATGCCCTTGTATCGAAGTAACCATGCAACCCTTTCACCAATTAAAAATGATTTAGTTAAATTTAGAATTGGTGTGATAGATAATGATGAACCTAGTAAAAAAACTTATATTCATTTTAGAGCATTTTTAGATAATATGGATGATAATTATTCTGCTCAATGGAATGATGTTAGTTATATGGGTAGAGGTGAAAAATTCTATAGATATAATGGGTTTGATAGACAAATTAATTTAGGATGGACAGTTGCTGCCCAATCTAGGGGGGAATTAATTCCAATGTACCAAAAATTAAATTATTTAGCATCAGTACTTACCCCTGATTTCTCAGATAGAGGGTATATGCGAGGAAATTTAGTTACATTAACAGTAGGAGGTTATTTATCCGAACAAACCGGAATTATAACATCACTTAATTATGGAGTACCTCAAGAGTCACCATGGGAAATAGCAATACCAACAACGTTTGATAAATCTAAATTAGCAGACGGAGTATTTTCTACTAATGATGTAAAAGAAATGCCACATATGATTAAAGTAACTGGATTTACATTTATACCAATTCATGAATTTACTCCTAGAGTACAACAAAATAAATTCTCTGAAGAAAAAATTTCTTGGGGTGGTGCAGAAGTTGATAACGCAGAAAATTGGATTAGCGCATTTGGCCCAGAAAGATATATACAACTTAGAAATTCTGTTCATATGGGTAAAGATAATGTAGTTTTAGATAACTATGGAAACCCAGATGGATCTGAAAGTTCAATACCTAATGTAGGTAAAGGGGGAAATAGTAGAATTAATAGAAATTATATCCCGGGCACAGATGCTAAGTCAGGGTACTTTTCTTTAGGAGGTAATCCTGATCTAAAAACTGAAGGAGAAATAAAAAAAGAAATAGATAAGGAAACTAGTGATTTGGATAATGCGATAAATTTACTATATCCATCCGAACAACCCTTTAACCCATTAGATATGACATCAGATATAGATACTTCGGAATTAGCGTAATTATGGCAAGATATAATGACATACCTAGAATAAGAACAAATAAGGGAAAAAGATATTATGCTAACACTAAATATCCTGACATTCCCCTTGGGAGAAATGATATATATGTTTATACTACTATTGGGGATAGATTAGATATTTTAGCACAACAATATTATAAAGATTCTTCTTTATGGTGGATAATAGCAGTTGCTAATCCTTTTTTAAGACAAGATTCTTTAACACCTTCCGCGGGTGCCCAAATTAGAATACCATTTAATGTAAGTGAAATTATTAGTAATTTTAGTAAGTTAAATAATCAAAATATATCATTAAATACCCCAGGAAATGGAGGGTATTAAAAATATAAGTTATGACTGGAAATATAATAGGAGAAGAAGTTGATGAATTTGTAGGTAAACAAATTAAAACTAGACAATCTATTGCTGGTAAGGGGTATGACTCATCCGACCCTAGAACACAAGGATCACAAATATATCAAAATGGAAGAAATGCTTGGGTAAAACTTGCCTCAGGTGTTGGAATTATTGGTGATGGTATTATAACAACTCAAGATAAGGATGGAAATAATTTTACAGATCCTAAAAAAATTGAAAGTGGAGAACAAAGGCTTATAGATTTAGGTCTTGGAGCTAATTATAGTGGTATTGAATTAGCCAAAGAAGCAGTATTATTTAATGGTTTATCTAAATTAAACCCCTCAACATTAAAAATGAAAGATGGTGAGTATGAAATAGATGAATCTACACAATCTCCAATAGTCGACCAACCAGGTTCTTATCAGTTTAGACAGGGAGTATCTAAAAAAAGAGGATTTTGGAATAGTGGAAAAGCATATGGTTTCGGGGGTGCAGAATTTGGGTTGCAACCTATGCCTGGAATAGAATCTGCTGAAATTCAATGTTTAAATAGGGGCTCTATTAAAAAAGCCACAGTAACAATTAAAGCTTTTAATAAATTTCAATTAGATGTTATAGAATTATTATATCTTAGATTAGGGTATATAATGATGTTAGAATGGGGTTGGGATAAATATTATAAAGATAAAAACACCCTTAAAAAAACCATGAATACTGTAATTGAAGATTACTGGTTTGATCAAGGTGAATGTACTTCTCTTTTAAAATTATATCACTTTGTTAATGTATATAAAGAAAAATATAAAGCTAATTATGATGGGTTTGTAGGTAGAGTTACAAATTATCAATGGTCTTTTAACCCAGATGGAAGCTATGATGTAGTCTTAGAAATGTATAGTGTTGGAGATGTAATTGAATCTTTAAAAGCTAATGTTCCTGTTGGAGATAAAACAGGAGCTACGTTCGTTACAACAGATTTGTCTTCAACTACACAAACTAATCAACAAGTATATGATAGATTAATAGCTGAAAATAAAATTAATAAATTTAGAGATAATGAAATATGTTTTTGGTTATGGAACACTATTAGAACAGAAAGTTTTATAAATTATGAAAATAAAAATCTTTATAGAATTCCAATATATTCAACCATAGGCCCAACAAAACCAAACACTACTAGGAATCCGTATCCGACGTTATTTGCTATGAGTCAGAAAAGAACTAATCAATGTCCTTCGGTATATCGAAATTTTATTCGTTTAGGATATTTTTTAGATGAATTTCAAGAAAGAGTAATACCCTATGTAGCTCCATGTGAAAAAGTCTCAGATCCTATTTTAAGAATAGATACAGATGAAAACACAAACCTTATATCCCTCAATGACGATCAGTTTTCTTTAGATCCAAGAGTTTGTATCCATGATATGACAAACTGTTTTCCTGAAGATCATTATTGGCATGCAAAACAAGACCCAGGAAGAGGATTATTTATTAAATCTGAATTTAGTGTATTGGGGGGAAGCGATAGTGATCGTACTGCCGAAAATTTTGGATACGGAGGGGCTGATTCCGGAGCTTTAGATCCCCTAGAAAAATTTGCAATTCAATCAGAAGCTAATAGAAGAAAACATGTTGTATCCGGTAGACTTATGAATTTATACATCAATTATGAATGTATATTTCAGATATTTGAAAATAATATCGACCGTAATACTGGAGCTATAAGTCTATTTACTTTTTTAACTGAATTATGTAATGAAATAAATGGAGCTTTTGCTAATACCGTTAATTTAGAACCTATTATTGATGATGGAGAAATCATAAAACTTGTAGATTTAAATCCTTTAGCAAGAGAAAAAGCATCTTTAGAGAAAAAAAATTATATTAATACATATGGTTACAATCAAGATAATACTAGTAATTTTGTAAGAGATTTAACTTTAAATACTTTTATAGATAGTAAATTATCAAGTACTTTAGCTATTGGGGCAGTTAGAGAAGGTAATATTCCTAAAAATTATGAAGGAGCAGGTTTACAATATTGGAATAGAGGTTTAAAAAATAGATATTTAAATGATATAATAATTAATGAAAAAAAATACGAAACATCTCCATCACAAGCTATTAAAGATTATAAAGAAAACTTATTTAAACATTGGAAAGATTACAGCTCTTTAGGCACAACAATCGTAAATGCTGTTACAAATTATAACGTAGTTGGGAATTTTGGAGTTGGAATTTATGCTCCTATAAGAAAAACAGTTCACTATAATGGAAAATGGTATTGGAATGTTTATGCATTTGAATTTGTAGAACAAGCTTTTTCTGATGACACAGTTAAACATAAAAAACAAATAACGAGAAGACTTAATGAAAAATCTGTAATTAAACCTTCATTAGATTGGAGAACTTATGTAGCATATTCTATTGGGGGGCTAACTTCTAAAGGTTATGAAAATAGTTCAAGTACAGAGATTAAAAATAAAATGATTCCTTATAGAGATTCTATGTATTTTGCATGCGATCCTGGGTATATAAACTTAGGTAAATCTTTATGGAAGCAATTACTTTCTAAAAGAGCAAGTGCGGGTGCTAAATTAGGATACCCACCTTTAAGCTATAGTGGTTTTATCCCTCTTTCTTTTGATTTAACTTTAGAGGGAATAAGTGGAATTAAAATTTATAATAGATTAAATTTAAACCAAGATTTTTTACCTCATCAATATAAACAGGGAAAATTTGAGTATATTATTAAACAAGTAAATCATAATATATCCAATAATGATTGGACAACTCAAATAAATAGTTTTTCATACCCCGATTTAGATGTTAAAACCTTAAAACGATATAAGGATGGAGATGATCTCCCAGAAGAAATTACGAATGATACACTTCTAACGGATATCCCAGAAGACCCACTTGACTTACTTAAGAAATTAATAGCAAAAGGAGAAAGTGGTGGTACTGAGGGTAATTATAAAATTTCTAATTATTTATTTAAAAATAACCCAGACGATCGGTATAATAAAGTTGGATTAAGAGAAAATTTAGATGTAACAACTTTAACTATCCAACAAATATTAGATAGGGGTCAAAATAATGATGACATTACTGAGAATCAAAACTTTTACCGAAATAGTGGAGCTATATATGCTACAGGTAAATATCAAATGATTCCTAGCACTTTAAGGACAGCAGTAAGAAAAACAGATGGTGTTAAGTTAAGTGATTTATATACTAAGGAGGTACAAGAAAAACTATTTAATTATTTAATTTTTGATAAAAGACCGAGAGTAGGAAAATATTTAAAAAATACTAATAGCGGTAGTGGGGAAATAGCATCAAAACTAAATTTAGAAATTGCAATACAACAACTATCTCAAGAATTTGCATCAATCCCTACTATTGAAAAAAATGGGACAGCAGTTGGGTATGTAGCTACCGGACTAGGAAGTCAAAGTTTTTATGGTGGAAGTGATAGCGCTAAACATACAATAAAAGAAGTAGTAATAGCTTTAATAGGGAGTAGAAAATACTATGGATCACCAGATCCTGAATATATTCCAGATTATGCTCAAATATATTAAAATAATTTAAATGTATTTTCCAAAGTCACAAATAGAAACTAATTTATATGCAAACCCTGGGGAGTTTGTATATGAAGAAAATGGTAGTGTATTTTCTGGACATTATTTTAAGACTTCGGACGGAAAATATTATACTGGTAAATCACCACAAGATAAGCCTAATTTATTATTAATAATTCCCTCAAATATAGATAAAGAAATAAATAAACCATCAAAAAACACCCGGGTATTTATTTCGGATAGCTATTTACAAACAACAAAAGGAACACAAATATATACAGCATTAGATTCGCAACCCCCTATTTTTACTCCCCTTCAAATAACGGACAATGACTACCAGAATGGTAAAGTGATAAGATATTTTTGCAAAAAAAGTAATGAACTAATTTTTATAGAAATAAATAAATCAACTTATTCAGCATTAATAAATAACTCTGCAGGTACCCAATATCAACTTTATATTCCATTTCAATTTGAATGGGTAATTTCAGGAAACCGTGAATTTGCATCTGATAAAAATTTCCAAACTTTAACTAATTTAAAAATTCCGGGTATAGTAAAATACTTTCAAAACAATTATACTGAATACTTTAAAGGAGAAAAAATAGAAGAAAACTTAAATACTGATGGTAGTGAATTTATAAATAGAAAAACGGGTAGACCTTATACTGGACCTTACCATATTCATCCTAGTAAAGGACCTATGGTAGGTGCTAAACATGTTTCTTACCCTCATGATTATTTAGATTATATTACTTCTTCTCCAATAACTGGTTCAAATACATATACTCCTTCAATAGTAAGAGGAGGATCATTTGGAGGTGGTGGAGGAGGTTATTAACGTTACGGAAATAAAAAGGTTATATGTACTGGCTTGTAGAAAACGAGGAACAGTTAAATGTTTTAATAAATAGTGGTTATAAAAAGGCTTTCATTGAGGTAATACCTTATAATGACACAATACACCCCGTACAAAATCACGTAAGTTTAGTGTATATTAGACCGATTGAAGCGAGTAAAGGCTTTATGGTATGTATTACGCATAGTGAAGCTTTGAATGCGTTAAATGCGCGTATAAACGATATTTTAAATAAATTTGAAATATTATATTGTCGTGATAAAAAAGAAATATTACATTATTTTCCAATCAAAACTCTTTATGACATTAATCCACCCCCTACTACATATATACGACCTACAACACAAACACATGATTTATATTATAGACAACATAAAGATAATCCGGAATTAAATCTAATTATACCGATTGTTAAACACTATGAATTATGTGAAAACATTTTTAAGGATCTAAAAAACAATATAAATAAAGATAAAAATAAATATTATGAATTCTATAACAGTAAAGTATCCGTGGTATTCAACGCTATCGAGAGAAGTGGAATACAAATACACAATGAAACCTTCGAAAAATATTTCCATCCCGTTGATGGTAAATCAATCTACACTCAGTACAACTTAAAAACAACAACAACAAGACCCTCAAATAAATTTAAAAATGTAAATTATGCAGCACTTAATAAAGAAAATGGGTGTAGAAAAAGTTTTATTCCACGTAATAATAAATTTGTGGAAATTGACATTAGTGCTTACCATCCTAGTTTGGTTGCTCGTCTCGTTAATTATACTTTTCCCACTAGCGATATTCACTCTCATTTTGCTTCCTTATATAAAGTGGACTATAAAAAGGCAAAAGAGCCT